TGTAGAAAATGAAGAAGTTAGTTTAGAAATTTATAATTTATCAAATAGAGATAAAGGAAAATCTGATTTAAACTTTGAAGAAGAATTTGAAATTACTGCCCCTTATTTAGAAGAAAAAGTGCAAAATAAAGTTAATGAAATATTAAATTTAATTTCTAATGACACTATGGAATATTCAAATAATTCCCAAGAAATAATGAGCGTAGATGATATTGAAAGAGAATTTTATTTTTGTAAAACTGCTCCTGAATCTGTTATTTCTATTATGACTGAAAAATTTCCAGAAATTAATTTAAGTGATATTGAATTAATTTCAACCCCTGCTTATCACAGTATTATAGGCGAAGATATAATATCTTGTTTTTTAAAAGATGATCCTTCAGAAGGTTTTGCTATTGATGGTGTAAATTTAATTACACGATCTAAAAAATTTTGTTTAAATTCTTGTAAACACTTTGACAAATGCTACAAATTTGTAGAAAACGAAACCTTTGACTTTATGCCAGAATTTGCAGAATTATTAGCAATTTCTTATCAAACTAATATCCAAGAGGGGTTAGTTCTTCCTAATTTTTATGATGTTTATTTTGGTGGTGATCCTGACTTAATTGAAAATTATTTTGATTTACCAACAAAAAGAGGGGCTTATAATACTTATTATTCTGTAACAGTATTAAATAATGAAATAATTAGAAAGAAACAATATTGCTATGATGAAGAAGCTTCAATATTTTCAAATTGGAACTATAAAGTAGAATTTACAAGAAATAATTAAGAAAGATATTTAATGGCTAGAACTATTATAGACGATTGGAAAATCATCCCACGGCTAATGATGCTGGCTGTAACCATTTTAACTTATCAGGCAGTACACTGGTTTATGGCTTTGCCTGATCCTAGTAACGCTCAAGCAGGACTGGTTTCTGTTTGTATGGGCGCTTTGACAGGTTGTTTTGGTATTTGGATGGGAAAGGAAACTAATGCTACAAGCTCTAATAGCTCCTCTTACTGAACTTGCAGGAGGTTGGTTAAAAGGTAGAGTTGATGCTCAAGCTGCACAAGCTAATTTAAAATTAGTTGAAGCAGAAGCAAAAGCTACTATTATGAAATCAGCTGCAACAAGTGAAGCTGAGTGGGAAAAATTAATGGCCCAAGGGTCACAATCAAGTTGGAAAGACGAATGGCTAACAATTCTATTTTCAATACCTCTGATTTTATCATTCTGTGGAGAATGGGGCCGAAAAATAGTTGAAGACGGGTTTATTGCTTTACAAGGAATGCCTGAGTGGTATCAATACACAGTAGGTGTTATTGTAGCCGCAAGTTTTGGCATTCGTTCAGCAACCAAATTCTTCGGAAAAGGAAAATAACATGGCATTTAAATTATCAGGTCGTAGCCTTAAAAAGTTAAAAGGCGTTGATAACCGTTTAGTACAAGTAGTACACGAAGCAATTACTTTAACTAAAGTAGACTTCGGTGTTACTTATGGTTTACGAACAGTTGAAGAGCAAAAAGCTCTTGTAGCTGCAGGTAAATCACAAACTATGAAATCAAAACACCTTGACGGACGAGCAGTTGATCTTGTTGCCTATATTGGTAGCAACGTATGCTGGGAACTTAATGTGTACGATGATGTAGCAAATGCTATGGCAGAGGCTGCTCACAACCAAAAAGTTAAACTTCGTTGGGGTGCAGCTTGGCATATTAAAGATATTGGCGAGTATTGGTCTGATGAAGAAAAGACTATGGAAGATGCTATGAATGAATACATTGATAAAAGACGTGCGCAAGGAAGACGTCCATTTATTGATGGGCCTCATTTTGAACTATCTTAAATACCTGACGTTTAAGAATAAAGAGACAGGAAATATAATATATTCCTGAAAGTCTCTAAAGGGGTGGGTGCGCTCACCCCTACTTGATACCTGACGTTTAAGAATAAAGGGGTCTATTATGGCTAAGAAAAAAGATCCACGTTTAGAACGTGTAGGAGTATCTGGTTATAATAAACCTAAAAGAACTCCAAGTCATCCTACTAAGTCACATGTTGTTGTTGCTAAGTCTGGTGATCAAATTAAAGTAATTCGCTTTGGTGCTCAAGGCGTAAGTGGTTCACCTAAGAAAAAGAATGAATCAGAATCTTATCGTAAACGCCGCCAAGGATGGAAAGCAAGACACGCTGCTAATATTAAGAAAGGCAAAATGTCCGCTGCTTATTGGGCTAATAAAGTAAAGTGGTAATATTATGGCACAATTAACAACAACAAATAAGCCTCTTAAAAAGTCGGTTGCTGATCCTAGTGATTCGTATCAGTCGTTAAAACCTTTGTGGAAAAAATCTCGTGCTGTTTTACAAGGGCAAGATAACGTTAAAGCGCATGACGAGTACTTATCGAGATTAAATGATAATTTGTTAATTCCATTTTCTCCTAGTATGACTCAAAAACAATATGACTTTTATAAATCAGAGGCAGAGCTTCCAGGTCTTACTGCTCAATATTGTAAAGTACTTATCAGTGCTTTACTACGCAAAGACTCTCATTTAAAACTTCCAGAAGAACTTCCAGAAGATGCTTATACTTGGATTAAAACAAACTTTACTCTTGATGGTAGTTCTTTATTTAACTTTTTAGATAATGCACTTTGGGAAGAGCTGCAAACTTCTCGTGCATGGATTTATGTTGATTACCCAAAAATCAGTGAAGAAGCTTATGCTGCTTTAACTCCTGAAGAACGTGAAAATATTAAGCCTTATCCTGTGCTTATTGAAGCCGAAAACGTTATCAACGTACAAACAGATATCCACCCTGTTACTCGTCAAAAATCTTTGAAGCGCTATGTTACACGCTATCTCACAAAAAAATATACTGATCAGAACCCGTGGCACCCTACCTATGTAGACACTGTGTGTGATCACTATCTTGATGAGTCAGGAAAATTAATTTGTGACTACTACGAAAAAATAGATCCAAACGCTGAAATTAAAGTATTAAACGGAGATATTCGACAAGAATATCATGGTGTACTTAATGAATCTACCTTTGCTAAAGTAGATACTGTTTACCCAACTAAATTTGGTGAACGACTCAATCGTATTCCTGCATGGCCTGTTAACGGACAATTTGATCCAGTTGAACCAGTGCTTATGCCTCTTATCGATAGAGAAATTTCTTTGTATAACAAAGTATCTCGCCGTAACCATTTATTATATGGTGCTGCAACTTATACTCCTGTAGTTCAATCAGATATGACTGATGAAGAATTTGAAGACATTGTTAATGCAGGTCTTGGTTCTTGGCTACGTGTACGCAAAGATGAAACTATTAGTGTGCTAGAAACACCTACTGCAGCTTTATCTGACATGGATCGTGCTATTGAAGCTACTGTTTCTGAAATGGCTAAAATGGGTATTCGTATGCTTTCACCAGAGCAAGCAGCTTCAGGTGTAGCTTTAGAAATTCGTAATGCTTCTCAGACAGCACAACTAGGTACACTTAACGCAAAAGTGTCTAACACACTTCGTGAAGTAATTGCGTTTATGATTAACTGGAAATATAATACTGATTATTCCGCTATGGATCTTGAATTTGAAATGTCTAGTGACTTTGCTCCAATGGTAGGCGGCGAAGGTGCTATGAGACTAGTTTCAGAATGGTATCAAGGTGGTATTATTTCTCGTTCTACTTTTATTAACATTGCTAAGTACAACGACTTTCTACCCGCTGATTACAGCGATGAAGATGCTATTGAAGAAATTCAAACAGACCCGCTAGCAGCAACTACCCCAGACGATAGTGTAGAAATTGTTGAATAACTAACTACTCAGTGGAGTACTAGATGAGCATTAATGACAAACTTTATGATCGTATTGTAGATCATATGACCGATGTGCGCCTTTATGAAGAAGGTGTTCAAGTGCAAAACAGACGTATTGTTAGACGTCATCGTAAAAATTTATCAGATCTTTTGCGTGGAAACATCCGTGCAGATGTTTCTAAAGAAATTAGTCGATTTGGAACAGAATTGTTTGGACACACTTCTAGTAGTGTAAAAGAATTTTCTACTTCTCAATTAACTTTTCATTCAGATAATCTTTATAAAGAAACAAAAGACTTTTATAAAGTATCTAAACCAAGAACAAAAGAATTGTTAGCAGAAATTACTGGACCTAACATTAAAGGTACTCGTAGTTTAAAAGGAAATATTAAAAACATTTCTTCAGGAGAGCTTGTTCGCATACAAAGCAAAGTAAAAGCAGGATTAGCTGAAGGTAAATCTCAAAATGAAATTATTTCAAATGTAATGAAAACAACTAAGATTACCGAAATACAAGCTAAAACCTTAACTCGTACTGCGATAACTTCTACCCAGACCGCTGCTTTAAAAAAGGTTGCAGAAAACAATTCTGATTTGATAAAGGGTTTTATGTTTACAGCTATACTTGACTCTCGTACAAGCCCTATTTGTTCTCATCATAATGGAAAAATTTATGATGTAAATGATAAACGTTTTGTACCGCCCTTACATTGGAATTGTCGCTCATCTCTTATTCCTGTTCTTAAAAGTAAAGAAGAACTTATTGGAACGGATTCTTCTAAAATTAAAAAAACAGCTTTAAAGAAAAAAAGAGACGATCAGTTAACAGGGCAAGCACCTAAAAGAGAAACTTTTGGTGCATGGCTAAAAAGACAAAGCATGGATATTCAAACTAAAATGCTTGGCTCTGAAGATGCTGCTAATTTGTTTAGGCAAGGTCGTCTTAAAGCTGAACAATTTGTAACTCAAAAAGGAAAAGCTTTAAGTATACAAGCCCTAAGAAACAGAGCAGCTCAAGCAACTGCTATATACAAGCCTCGCCAAAAACTACGTGAACAAGACTTTAGAATAGATGCAACACGGCCTAGTTCTTTAGTTAGAAATCCTAAACATAAAGACGATCTTCGTCAAATGTTTATTAATGATGCTTCTGACTATAATAAAACTATGTCTTTAACTGACTATAAAGGAACCAGTCTTGTAGGTAAACAAGCTTCTCGTAGAAGAGTAGGTAATGAGTTTGACGAAAGAAATTTTAGCGCTGATCCTTTAACAGGCGAAATTAAAAACAATAATATTTATGATCCTGATTTTAACTTGTATCAAGAACGTTTAGATTTTATGAAAAATTCTAAATTACTTAATTCAGAACAAAAAGACTGGGTTGAATCTTTTGTTGCAGGATTAGACGATAAAGTTTCTTTAAATCAGCAAACAGTTATTGTAGAAAATTTACGTGTTGTTTTAGAGCGTTATGCTAGAGACAAACGTCCTTGGGAAGATTTTGTTTCTGTTGTTAGATCAGAAAATAGATTTGCAGTTCAAAACGTATCTAGGTTATTAGATACTCGTGCTCGTAAACGATCAGAAATGTTTGTCAGTTATTTTTCTAAAGATACCCCTCAAATTCAAATTATGGGTAAATATTACAATTTTAGTGATATAGTTGATAACCAATTAGCCGATCAACGTTATATTGATAATTGGAGAGCAAAAGAAGGCAAAAAACTTGCTGAAAAACTTTATTATAGAGGACGTGCGCCTGCTAGAGTTTATTTTAAAAAGTACTTTAATTATCCTGATCGAGAAACTTTAATTAAACGATTTAAAGAAGGCAGTATACCCTTTTATAAACAATATGAAGCTTACAAAAAGAAATTTAACAGAGAACCTAGTGATAGTTGGATAACAAAAACATTATCAAATGGTAGAGAAAACGTTAGACGTATTTTAGATTTAGAATTTTTAAATGCAAAACAAAAACCTAAATCAAAATTATTTGATGATAAGGCTATTGATTCTTTAACTAATATTGTAAAGCTTGTAGCATCAGGTCAATCTACTGATTATGACAGTCTTGCAATTAATATTGGAAAACGTTTTTCAGATGATTTTAAAAATATTGTCCCTTTTACAAAACATACTTTAAAAGACCATCATGCAGAAGGTTCTCAAATATTAAAATCATTACAAGATCAAGGTTTAATTCGAATACAATTTCGGGGTAAAACTCGAAGAGGTGTTTTAGATTTAGATACAGGGCGTGCTTCTGGAGGTTGGGGTGACACAATTTCTAGAGAAGTAACTGTTATAGATAAAAATCTTCTTAAACTTCAAGAAGCAGAAAGAAGAGTAACGATTGCTAGACGACTAGGCACTGTAAATAATCGTGATCGTTTGTTTGTTAAAGCAGGTAAAAAAACTTATTTTGATTCAAGAGGTAATGATACAGGAATACCTTTAATATCTAGAGATAAGTTTCCTGATTATGACCCTAAACAGATTGATCGTGAAATAGCTCAAATGTTAAACCATGTTATGAATGTTGAATACGGAGTAGACAATGATTTTGTTGAATTCATGGATAATATTGTTAGGTTTAGAGATCCTAGAGGAAAGACACAATATTACGACAGTATTAACGAATTTAGACACGAAATACTTAATCGTGGAGAACAAGGCTACGGGCTTATGGCAACAGCTAAGTACCACGCTCAAAGAGGTAGGAACTTCAGGACAAATGCCTTTTTGGATTCAAGAGGGCGAGTTTATCATAGAGGATATTTAACTCCTACAGGCGGTGAGCTTGTTAGACCTTTTTTAAATTCAGGTAAAGCAATTAACATGTCAACTGATGCTTTAGATGAATTACAAATTCAAATAGGCGCTTTAATTGGACCTGGAACAGAAGCTTTAACACAAGCGGGACGCAGAGCAATATTTAATCGCAATCGTGAAAAAATTATTGAACTAGGTGAAATAATGATGTCTAAAACTCAACGTGATAGACGTATGAGAGAGTTTTTAGAACATCCGCTTATTCGTGGTTTAGAGGGGCCAGAAGTTCCTAAAATGGGGCGAATGGCGCTTGAATATGCTCGTATAGAGCGTCACAGAAAATCAGGTAAGCGCTTAGAAGATTATCAAACAAAGTTAATGATTGAAAATGATGCTAGTTCTTCTGGTGCTCAAATTATTGGTTTATCTACAGGAGATCGTGCTGTTTCTCAGGCTTCTAATGTTTTAGCTACAACTCAAAAAAATCGTCTTTATGACTTAGTTGCTATGGATACTGTAAACGATCCTGAATTCCTTAAAATACCTGCTCTTCGTGATGCAAGTTTAACTTGGGAAGATTTAGCTAAAGCTGCAAAAGCACAAAACATGGTTTCATTTTATGGTGCAGGAGCAGCAACTAAAACAGCTAATGTGGCTAATAAATTCGCTAAAGTGCTAGACGAAAAAGGCTTTATTACAATTACAAAAGACAATCTTAATTCAACATTAAGGTTAGTTGATGGTAAAATTAAAGTTGCAGACAGAGTAGGTGCAACTACTACTGCACAAGAATTAAAATCATTTAGATCAGAACTTGTAGAACTTATTAATAAAAATGAACCTGCAGGAAGAACTCTTTTAAAACAAGCGCAAGATATACATCCTGATGTTGGTGACTTTGTAAGCAAACTAACTAACACTCGTAAAGGTATTATCGGCCCAAAAGAGTTTTCTGAAATATCAAGAATTATGTCTAAAAATCTAGCAGAACGTGCGCCAGTAACAGATAACTTTATTAATTACTGGAAAGACGTAGCTAGAGTGTTTGTCAATGAAACGCAAAAGGTAGATATACCATGGGTAACATTTGACGGAAAAATTATGACACAGAGATACCGTCCAAAGATCCAAGAACGCATTGAGTTTCGTGATCCAGTGACAGGTAGAAGAATCGCTAACATTTATGAATCCTCGGCAGAAGACGGAAAGCTTTTAGGCAAAGGCTCTCTTAATGATGCTCGTATTGGTTTAGGTGTTAACGGAAATCATAGCAACGATGCTGTTATTGTAAGACGCTTTCACTTGTGGGGGCGTAAAAATGGCGTTGAAACTGCAACTATTCACGATGCTTTCTTTACAAATATTGGAGAGGCACGTAGAGCAAAATCTGCTCTTAGAACCATCTATGCTGATGCTCTAGAGGGCGATACTATTAGAAAGACTTTAAAAGAAATGCGCAAACAGGGGCTTTCTAGAAAATCTTACAATGAGCTTTTGCGTAAAGCAAAGGAACAGGGTCTTATAGATCCACCAAATAAAATAACACGCCGTGACATTCTTGCTCCGATTGCCGAAGGACAAGATTGGTACGGCATTGGCCCATAGATTATTTGTAATAGCCTATGTGCTTTTAATGTGTCTGTGACACAAATTATATAATCCAAGCTGTGCTTGAAAGGAAAAATTATGAGTGAAGAAAATACAGTAATTGAAGA